CTAAAGGAAACGCCGATTCAAATTCTCAAGGGTCTGGTTGAACTTATCGATCCGCACATCGCGATATCAAAGATTGTCAAGGACCTAACAGCAGGCGCTTTCCTGAAAGTCTCACAAGCCATTACGGGGGCCATCAATGAACTTCCAAGCAGTTCTCCTATTAGAATGGCAAACATTAATGGAGAAGACATTTTATCTTTGCTTTTCTGCTTGTATCAAATCAATAATCAGGTGCTGACAGATGTTGCCACTGCTGTTCCAGATACAGCAAACTCACCACTACTTGGTCCAAGAATTAGTCTTGACGGAGTCGACTTCAAGGGAACTGTAGCTGGCATGTTCATGGCACCACCGTCGCCTCTAGGTATTCTGTACTTGTTGCTCGAATTGCTAAAGATTAAAATTGAAGAGAACGAAGACACAGTTGACGCTACCGCGCCACCGCCTTCTGAGGAGTGCTAAAATAAATAAATCAACTATTTAAGAAGGAGGATCACAGATGGCTTCTGGATTAGCACCAAAGTTACCGTTAGTTTTTGATAATGTTTTTGGCCCATATGGCTTAATAGAAGATTTTAGTTCTCTCGCAAAACAGAATTTGAAAATGCTTATTTTGACAAGCCCAGGCGAAAGAATGATGGATACTGATTTTGGCGTCGGCTTAAAAAGATACTTGTTCGAACAGAACACCGTTTCAACCTATTCAGATATTGATGCCGAAATAAGAAAGCAGGTTCAAAGATACTTGCCATATATTGGCATAGATAGAATAGACTTCTCTGTCCCGGAAAACAATCCAGACCTTTTCCCCAGTAATTTATCAGTATCTATATTATTTACTATTTTACCCCTTCAGACCAACGTGATTCTAAATGTAGAGGTTAATGGCAATAACAACTAATTATTAAAGGTGTGGAAGTAGATGTCTAAAAAAAATGTTGCAATCAATTATACAAGTCGAGATTATGAATCAATACGGCGCGATTTAGAAGAGTTCGCAAAAAGATATTATCCGAACACTTACAAGGACTTTAATAGAGCTTCGTTCGGATCGTTAATGCTTGATTCAGTCTCTTATATTGGAGACATTTTATCGTTCTACCTAGATTACCAAATGAACGAAACATTCTTGGACAGTGCTGTTGAATACAGTAATGTTGTAAGATTAGCCAGACAACTTGGGTACAAGCTGCAGACAAGCCCAGCATCATACGGGCGCATGACATTCTTTATTGAAGTCCCTGCAGCTGGAACTGGAACAGGTCCAGATTCGACACTTATACCAGTCCTGCAGGCTGGTTCTACATTTACATCGACTGGTGGCGGCTTTTATACACTGCTAGAAGATGTAGATTTCGATAAAGAAGGAAATCAGATTGTTGTTGGTTCCGCTGATTCGGTGACCGGCGCACCTCTTACTTATGTAATTAGAGCAACTGGTACGGCTGTTTCTGGCCGCGGCGGCACCGAGAGCTTTACAATTGGGGGATTTGAAAGATTTAGAAAGGTGCCCCTCGGCGTCAGTAATATATCGAACATTATCAGTGTGGTTGATTCAGAGGGCAATGAATACTTTGAAGTTGATCACTTATCACAGAATGTGATATACAAAGCAATAAGCAACACCACGGCCACTCGCTCAACGGTGCCTAATATTTTGAAAGCTGTACCAGTAGCGAGAAGATTTATTGTCGAGACAATTGATAATGAGACTTATATACAATTCGGCTATGGTTCGGATAGCAATGATCTCACTAACCCTGTTGTAGACCCAACTGAAGTCGTACTAAACCTAAACGGAAGAACATACACCACAGACCCGGACTTTGATCCCACAAAGCTAATAGACACAGACAAGTTTGGCGTGGGCCCATCCAACACAACATTGACAGTTCAATACCGATTCAACACAACGCTAGACGTTAATGCGGCAGTTGATACGATAACCGGTATCTCATCTGCTAACTTTAGGTTTAGCAACCAAGGTAACCTCTCCTTGACGGATAGAAACTCAGTCATTAATTCACTTGAGGTTACAAATGAGGAACAATTTGTTGGCAGTGTTTCGCTTCCATCATCTGAGGAAATTCGCCAAAGAGCATTCAGCCACTTCGCAACCCAGAACAGAGCGGTCACAGCACAAGATTATCAAGCGATTTGCTATGGAATGCCGGCCAAATTTGGGATGATTAAGCGCGTAGCGATTGCTAAAGATCCTGACGAATTCAAAAGAAACGTAAATATATATGTAATGTCTGAAAACAGTTCCGGTAAATTTACTGTTGCCAACACAAGTCTTAAAAACAATTTAAAAAATTGGCTGCTTCAATATAAGATGATATCAGACACAGTCGATATTTTAGATGCCGAAATAGTTAATTTTGATGTCAGTTATGAGGTAATGATCGATCTTAACGCTAATCGCTTTGAGGTGATCAACTCCTGTAACCAGAGGTTGACAAACAAATTTTCCACCAAATATGACATTGGAGAACCAATAAGGATCACTGAAATCTACAAAACACTACAAGGAACCAATGGAGTCATAGATGTCACTTCGGTTGAAATTGGCCTTAAGTCTGGTGGAATATATTCCGAATCGAACTATGATTTTGACGCGTCCCTGTCGCAAGATGGAAGAATGATAGAAGCAGAACCAAATATTGTTTTTGAATTGAAGTATCCAAACGTTGATATTAAGGGGTCGATTAGGTAATGGCTATTCTTAGATACACAGCGAGCGCCGATAACACAATCACCAATGCGTTCAAAGCGAACTTGATCACCAGAGGTACAGGTTCCAATATGGGGTACGCGGACTCCCTAGAGATATTCTCTATTTACGGTCAAGAATCAGGGTCTGCCGGTCAGTCTCAGGAGCTGTCCAGAGCTTTAATTCAATTCCCTGTAACTGCTATCTCTAGCGACAGAACCGCTGGTGTTATTCCCGCTTCCGGCTCAGTTTCATTTTATCTAAAGATGTACAATGCTGAGCACCCTTTTACTCTGCCGCAAGACTTTAATTTAGTTGTCGCACCAATCTCGCGATCATGGACTGAGGGCTCAGGTTTGGATATGGACGAGTATCGGGATATTGGTTTTTCCAATTGGATCTCGGCCTCCTCTACAACCGGCTGGACCAACGTTGGTGGAGACTATCTGGCACAGAACAACTTTAATATCAGTTTTCCACAGGGATATGAAGACCTAGAGGTGGATGTTACCACGGTTGTGGAAAACTGGATTACTGGTGCTGCTGGAGGACAGTATAACAACTATGGCTTTGGTATCCGCCTCACAGCCTCACAGGAAGCATACTTCTCATCATCTGCCGGTGTTAACTCGGGATCTCTAATACAAAATACTGTCGGCGCAAATCAGTCTTATTACACAAAGAAGTTCTTTGCACGCTCTTCGGAGTTTTTCTTCAAGCGCCCAGTTATTGAGGCCCGATGGGATTCCCGGGTCATGGATGATAGAGAGAACTTCCACTTTTCATCCTCTCGTGCCCCAGCGGCAGATAACTTAAATACACTACAGTTTTATAACTACATCAAGGGTCGTTTGCGCAATGTTCCGTCTCTTGGAACTGGTAGCGTCCTAGTATCGTTTTTCTCAAGCTCCTTTGGGTCACCAACTGGCTCTGCTCTGTCGCTACAGGCCGGCGGCTCCGTCGCCTCTGCGGGCGATACAAACGCTACAGGAAGCTATGTAAGCACTGGTATCTATTCTTGCGATGTAGCGCTTACAGCGGCTTCTACGCCGCTTCTAGAGATCCATGACGTTTGGCACTACAACGGTGTGGAGTTTTTCACTGGCTCGTTCTTCCCAGAGTTGATGCCGACCTATGATAGTGCGCCCACCTTCAATAGAATTACGTCTTGTAAGAATCTTAAAAAATCATACTCCAAACAAGACACAGCAAGGTTTAGATTTTTTGTCCGTGATAGGAACTGGTCCCCAACAATTTATACTGTAGCGACAGCTAATAATCCAACAGATATTATTGAAAGTGCGTCGTTCAGTATCAGTAGGGTAATTGATAATTTCTTAGCAATTCCATATGGGACAGGATCCGATTACAGCACGTACTTGTCCTATGATAAAGAAGGGAACTTTTTTGATTTGGATATGTCGCTGCTAGAGTCAGATTACATGTATGAAATAAAATTATCTTATTACAATGACAGTATAGGTGATTGGCAAGAGCAACCTCAGACGTTCAAATTTAGAGTTGAAGAATAATTAAAGTATGAGTTTTAAAACTTTATTTGATAAGGCCCAAAAAGTAAACTCTCTATCTAATAAATCCGCAAAGGAAATTGGAGGAGAAGTTGAGTCAGTAGGCTATCACAAAGAAGACATCATTAATGAGAAGAGATATATCCCCGGAGTTGACTTCTCGGACCCTGCTACGTTTGCCCGCTATGGATCAGCGGAGGAATACTATATTCAATCAATTGAAAGAGTATATGACACATATCCCTACGATGGTTCGCTAAGAGAGAGATTAAAGTGGGAAAATGAATCAACCTATATTGATCTACATATTTTTGACAACCT